CGCCAAGGGCGAACGGGTGGATGACGCCAACGAATGCCTTGCTTGCTTCGTCAAACGGACGCACTGCACGACCCGCCAGCGACTGAACGCTGTTACGAATCTGAGACAGAGACAGAGCCGTGAAAGACGAGGTGCTGGTCGCAGCAAGCTGCGTCAACACGCTGGAGTCGATGCTGTTCGCACCGTCCGCAGTTGCACGGACGAGGGCAGACAGAGACTCGCCAAGACGATACGACATTTCCTTCGCAACGTTCTCGACGGTGCTGTCGATGGCGGTTGCCAGAGACAGAGACGAGAAGTTCGCGTAGTCGGCGTACTCACCGATTGTGGCGGTGGTTGTCAGAACGCTCACAGACAAGCTGGAACCAACGGTTCCTTCGGTTGTCTGGTTGGTGTTCGCAGCCAGTGGAACGTACATGAACATCTCGTACTGGTTTCCACTCTTCATGGGCAGGTCAAGACGCTCTGCACATGCGACGAACGGGGTCTGTGCCTTCAGGTTCTCACGGAACCGTTTATCGTAGTACTTCACCGTGGACTGGGGCAGGTTTGAAAGCTGGTTGCCGCTAGGAGAAAAACTCATTTGCTTTTACCTTATTTTAGACTTGACCAGCACGCTGCCGACGTTTGGCAATCGCTTCGTTTTCGAGGCGGTTGACCAGTTCCTTGAAGGCGGGATTCTTTGCCGCTTTCTTGTACTCGTCCGCAGACATCTTGTCAATGTCAGCAAGAGTCACAGAATTGGCCGTCACGGGGGATACCCCGCTGGCTGAAGACACTCGGTCGTTCAAGCCTGACGGTACTGGACTATGTCGCTTTGGTTGCACTGGTTCGGCGGGAGCAATCCGGCTCTCGGGCACCACAGGCTCCTGCGTTTTGGGAGCCACTGATTCCACGGGCACTACAGCTTGGGGCTGCGGCACGGGCACCTGTTGCACAACAGGTGCTTCACTCAGCAATCCGGCTGAGCGAAGGTGCGAACATGCTAATTCGTAATTATCGACGGTTGGTGCTAGCTTGTTCTTGAACATCCAATCCGTCAGAGTCTGTGTGTTCTCGGTGTCTGTTGCCAGATCACCTGTAGCAAACTCATGCTGCTGTGTGAAGGTGATGAAATTTTCCTTCGCACGAAGTTGCAGAATGGTCATCTGCTGGTCGTTCAATCGATCCCGCAACACAGCGGGCGATACGCCGACAGCCGACTCAAGCAGACGATCACGGGCAGAAGCGAACTTCTCCGGGTCGTTCAAGTCTTGCGTCAACTGAAACCGCTCATCAGCGGTCAACGGCTTCTCTTTGTACTCGACCACGTCTTCGAAGCGTGCTGCTTCGCTCGGGATATTTTCCTTGGAGGTTCCAAGGCGATTCTCCCGAGTGACCTGTCGAAGTTTCCGAACGAGCAACACGTTCTGCTCGGTCAGCTTCTTCGCCAACTCATCCGGCGTGCGGTACTTGATAACTTGCTTGCCGCCGAGGGGACGGTTGTGTTCGTCCATCGGCTGGTATTCGTACACCAACTCCGGGGCTTCCGCAACTGGTGCGGGGGCAACCGGGGCGGGTGCGACGGGTGCGACAGGGGCAGGTGCCACGGGAGCGGGTGCTCCTGCGGGACGCTCTGCTCGGTCGCGAACCGACGTGCTCTGCGGAAGACCGTTGGTGGTCTTGCGGTCGGGCATCGACGGATCGATCTCTTCACCCTGCGGTGCTGCTCCGGGTGCGGCGACTGTCGCCGGGGCACTCGGCCCTTTGAAAAGCTGTTCAACTTCCGCGATGAACGCGGGGTCATTCTGCAACCGTTGCTTGTACTCCGCAGACGGCATGTTGTCGATATCTGCTAATGTCAGTGCCATAATCTTCCTCCTAGATTTGTGGTGCGTCGAACTCGTTCGGGTACAGCGGGACTTCAGGGTTCTCAGGGGTTCCGACTCCTGAGTTGTTGTAGGCTTCGATAGCCGTCAGTTCCGCGATGCGTTGCATCACGCCCGAGTAAAACATCGAAGCATACTTCACCATGCGGTGTGCTTCGAGTACGGTCTTCTCGTCGTCCGAGTTGACCAGCTTGACGTTCATCAAGCGAATCTCTTCCTCCATCAACTTCTGAAGGATGTCAAACCATTCCTGCTTGACCGCCGCCATCATGATTCCAAGAGAGCGGTCGTCCAGCGTGAAGGTCGGTTTGAAAACATTGGTTCCGTCAGTGGGCTTAATCATTTTCTCCTCCGAAAATGGTGGAGCGATGACCAGTGAAAATCATCGCCCCGTTTCACTGTTACGCAGCTTATACGACGGTCGGAAGCGTGCCCTGTAGACCGCCAGTACTCGGAACGCCTTCAACGGCTTCACTCAGTCCGCTGGCTTTCGCCGCCTCGCGAGTGATGTCGCGTTTGATCCGGTTGTCGCTGGCTTGATCTTCCAGTTGCTGCTTCTGTGCGAACTTCTGCTGCTCACCTTGCTGCTTGGCGGCGATCTGCTGTTGCATCATCGCGGCCTTAGAGTTCGCATCGCGTTTCTGTTTCATGGCATCAGTCATTGGCTTGATGATGTCGTTCTTGTTCTTCCACTCCGAGGCTTCGAGCCACATGCCGATGATCGGCTTGAAGTCGATGTACTCCTCGTTGATGTCAGCCAGTGACTGCTGAATCTGTGGATTGTCGAGAATCTGGGTCAGCATGACCATCGACTGGGCCATCGTTCGCTTTGCAGCGAGAGACGATCCAGCGAGAACCTCATACTCGATCTGAGCGTTGTGGAACTCGTCCAGTTTGAAGTCCTGAAGGAAGTCGTCACCCTGCTCTTTGCCGAGGATGTGGTAGATCGCGGCGTCTGACATGATATTGAACACCATCATGTCGATGACACCGAGGAACGGTTTGAAGACCTGCTCGATGAAGTTGTCCAGAGGGCCATCGAGACGAGTTGCACTTGCACCCGCGAGGATGTTCGCACCACCAGCCGTGCGACCCATTGAGGATCGCGGCCCAGCAGACGAGCCTTGCACCAACATCTGATCTGCACCAGACGAGGACTCGGTCGCTTGCTCAGACTCTTTCAGAGCCGCCCAAATGTCGGCGGGCATCTTCGGAGTTTCCAGCAACTTGTAAGACTTCTCGACATCCGTCACCGACATGATCTTGCCAAGTCCGGTGCGGATCGTCTGCGTAGGAGCGTTGTCGTCTCGGTTACGCAGGTAAATCGGGTTGACGCCGTAAGACAAAATCTTCAGGATGGCGTTGATGGTTCCCTGATCGACGCGTTGGTTCTGACCAACGATGAGTCCAAGACCCATGCCGTAGAACGCACGCGGACGGTTCCACCAGTTTGCCGAGAGGAACGGGATTCGTTTGAACTCGTTCTTGCCCGAGTAGATAACCTTGTCTTGGTTAAGAACCATGATCTTCTGGCCCTTGTCCCAATACTCAAGAACTTCCAGCTTCGTCCGTAGAGGATCGGGGCTGGACTTCACGTTATTCTTCTCGGCGTGATGAACACCACCGTCGATGTAAGTGGCTTGCTCTGTCTCCAGAGTTTGTGCCTTCGGCGGATTGTCCCACACGGATTTGAGTGCGGACGCTGCGGGGATTTTCCATCCCTTCAGGGCCTCACTTGAATCTCCGTCTGCTCGTGCCTGTTCGATTGCTTTTCGCAGGTCTTCGAGTTGATACCAGTCCATGTATCGGACATCGACCACCCAACCTGCCTGTCGAATGTCGCTCACCGCGAGTTGCGGATCGACCAGCACCTTGTCCAGCGGACGCCACTCGAAGAACGGAATCGGCAGAGTCTTGCTTGTCTCTGTGATGTCCGGTGGTGCGTCTGTCGGAAGGAAGGTCGTATCTGCTACCGTGGCGGGATCGCCGTTTGCGATCTTCGCGACTGTCGCCTTACGTTTGCGGGTCGTGATCTCTTGCCAATCATAACCCCACTTGAAAATGCTTGTGCCCAGATGTGCCATCTGCTCAAGGCCCCACTTAGTCTGGGTTTTGAACTGGCATTGATCTAGGATGAAAGAGAAGATCGCGGTCTTCGCGTCTACCACTTTCTGGCTCGTGCCGGGGCGGGGCCGCATCAACATCGGAGGATCGTCGTAAAACAATCCCTTGTAGAGTTGCGGTACGACCGCGTTGCAGACCTTGGCGACAGTGAAACGCTGCACGTTCGGTTCAAGAACGTACGTGTTCTCGTACACTGTCATTGGGCGAGGCGATTGGTACAGAAGGTCTGCGTCTCGCCACAGTAATGTCCACTGGCGGTTGGCAATGAATGCCTTCGCCATCGCTGCTGACTGCACCACGAGGGCAAGTTCCTTATCGACAGGAAGTTCGCCTTGAAGGTTGAAGTCAGATGCTTGCAACGTTGCGTTCGGGTTCCCATCAGGAACGATACCAACACTGTCTACGATTTCTGCCATATCGTCCCTTTCTAGGAGAATAGATCACCGAGGGGGTCGTGTGCCGCCTCGTATGCGTCCATCGCAGCTTGCTGAGCTAGCTGGCTGGGTGCCATGTCAGGAAATTCTAGGGCCGCGTTGCTGATGTTGTGCTTCGAGTACTTCCCGTCGCAGTGCATCAGGTCGTGAAAGTTTTTCATCTTCACGTCGGCAACGAACTCCGAACTCGACTCCGTCGTCTTCCCTTCGATGTCAGCGTATGACCCGAACTGGTTGATGAGGATTGCCAGCGAGTCCACGATGTCATCGTGAACGCCCGCTGCGGTGCCGAACTTCGATAGCTCGTCGTACAGGTCTTCCAGACTCGGACAGGTGTTGACGAATCGCAACCTGTCGTCTCCGAGGAATCGGAGTACTGGCCCTGCCTTAGTTTTCTTAGAGGAGGCTTTGCTGCCCTGTCCAAGCGGAACCATCTGGATCGGCACGCGAATCTTCAGCTTGTCCATCTCTCGATAAACTTCACGCTGGACATATTTCTCTGCTTTGCCAGTGTCCTCGATGCAGATTCGTTTCGGTCGCCATTGCAACGCCGTCGCTGCGATCATCGCGGGCAGTTCGTACTCATTGAACTTCCCACGTTTCATGTCGATGATGTAAAACCGTCCGCCGTAAATCAGGGCGGTGATGATGACCGTGTAGTCCGCCCAACTCTTCGTAGAGTAAGCGGTGTCGATGCAGGTGACGATCATTCCGGTTCCCGGCAGTTCTGCCGCGTTCACGGTGCGACGGATCAGCAGTTCCCGAGGGAACTTGATGACGTGCATCTGTGTCGGATCATTCAAATACTTGATCGCGAACCACGGATCGGTCTTGCGGAGGTAGCGGAGTTTTTCGTACGTCAGTGAGTGCGGATTCCCCGGTTCGTTGAACCAGAGATCGTAATCACCTTCCGTCATCTCCTCTTCGATCTTGCCCGCCTTGCGTGCGGCTTCATTAGCCCACCACGCTGCACGGATGTAAACCTCCATCGGGAACTCTTCGCCTTCAGTGGCGTACTTGTCCCGGTTCTTAATGTCCTGCCCGTACGTGTCTTCCGAGTCGTACCACGTTCCAATCTTGTCGTAAAATCCGAACGGGTGCAAGATGGCCTTATCGATGCTGACCTTCTTGTTGACATTTCTCATCCGGTCTACGGTCTGAGAGTTTTCTTCGGTGACCACGTCATCGAGTTTCAGAATGCAGACGTGCCATCCAGCAAGGTTCTGCTCGATAGATGCTGCGAACACCGTAGTCTCTTTTTCAACCTGACTTACTGCGGGGGTTTGATACTCCGCGTTCTGTCCGGTTGCCACGGGAATGCAGTGCTCAGGAAACAACACCTGAAATAAACTGGGTGTGCCGTCGTTCATCCGGCGAGGGCGTAACGCCTTCTTGCCGAACAAGTCCACTGTGCCACCCTCTTCGAGCGTGAAGTGTCCCTTGATCTCGCCAACGAAGTCATTCGCCAACGAGAGAACGCCCGTGAGCACGAGGATCGTGATCTCGGGGAAGCAGATGATCCACTGAACGCAGTCTGCCATGTCGATTGACGACTTGAAGCCGCCACGAGGCACGAGCAGAAGGCGTTCCTTCTTGCCCAACTTGTCAACCTCGTACTTCGCAGCGAATGCTTTGAAGTTCGGCTGTGTCGGGTCTTTGCGGACGAAAAACTTATTGCAGATTTCCTCGTGAGTGTTGTGAGCCTGTCCGTCCGTCCAGATGTACTCGTGGTCGGTCGTGTCCTTGTACTTCTCCAGCAGTTTGCAGAGGAAGTACAGGTTGGTCTGTGCCATGAAGCGATAGCGGGCGACTTTGTCCGCGTCGAGCAGGTCGTACAGCTTGCAGACCTTAGCGAGTTTTTCCTGTTGCTCGGGAATCAAGCGGCTGACGCTCTGATTCGCTAGTTTCTGAAAATCCTCGGCTGGCATGTCCCGATACTGGTAGTTCTTGTCCTGCTTGTGCTTGTTGAACAACTCTTCCAAGTATTCGGGCTTCACAACTCCTCCGGTCTATTGAATTACATTGCGGGAGCGGCGGCAGCAGCGGGTGCTCCAGCAGCAGGTGCTGCTTCGGGCATTTCCTGCTCGGGCTGCGGTGGGTTCTGCTCCATGTGGTTCGCGGCATCGGAAAACTTCTCGAACATGTGCTGTTCGTCTTTGTGGCTCGGATCGTGATGCTTGTGCGTCACAACGTGTTTGCCGTTGTGCGTCCGGTGGTACTCGTGCTTCTGAATCGTCTTGGGGGCCTTCTTCGGGGCCGAAACCATGTCGTACGGTGTGGCTGTCACTTTGCCGCCTTTGTCGTAAATCTTCGCTTCCATCGCGTCCTCCGCAGGGTTCTCTTTATCGAACGCCTCGCTCTTTTCATACTTCTTGTTCTGCTTCTCGGTCAGAACGCGTTCGCCTTCCTTCAGGATAGCGACGTGATGTTTTCCATCACCGACATTGACCTTGCTCTTTTTGACCTTGCCGCCTTTGTCGAAGACGGGCAGGGATTGGCCGAGAGGCTTCACCATCTCGCGAGTGTCGATCCGCTTCTCGCCGGGACGGTCGCCATACTTACGACCAGAGTTCAGCCTGTCACCTGCGACAGCAGCCTCGGCGGGCTTGTCTGGAGTTTCCGCGTTGCCGAGAGCGTTGCGGGTCATCTTCGCCCGCTCTGCTAATTCGTTGCCCAGACTGTCAGTCTGTTTGTTGCCTTCGCTGATGGCCTTTGCTCGGCTCTTTACTTCACCGACCAGCTTGTCGAAAATTCCCGGCATGATAGCTCCTATTTCTTGAAGAACGTCGGAAGAGTCTTCCAACGCTCACGGGCCTTAGCCCGCATCCCTGTACCGGGATCGTAATCTGGGTAGAGTGAGCGAAACTTCCGCTCGGCTCCCAGCAGACTGTCGCCCATCTCTCCGATAGCTCGGAGAAACATCAGCATCAGTGTGGTGCTGCGTGAGTGACCTGCGATGCAGTGCACAAGAACCTTGTCACCTGCGTCGTATCTTTCCTTGATGAACTTCAACCCCGCGTCGATCACCTCGTCGGGGATCATGTCAACGTCGTCGGCGTCAATTAGGTTCAACGCCATGTGCTTCTCATCCACGCGGTAGAAGTAATAATTTTTGTCCTGCGGTGCACCGAGCGTTGTGTACCCGAGGACTGCCCTGTGGCAATCGTCGGAGCCATCTTTGCACGCGGCGAGAATCGAGTACCCGCGTTTCTCTGCGATTGGCAGAGCCTCTTTGTCACCCACGTAAAGCCGTGGGATGATCTCTTCGAGAATGGCCTTGTACATCGCTCCTCCGTTAATCGGTCAAGATGATGCTCGACTTCGGTGCGGGCGAGGGAACCACCTTGGTTGCTACGGCGTCAGTCGGGGTAACAGTTTCTCCCGCACCCTCAGCCTTCTTCTGTGCTGCGATCTTCGCTTCCGCGACCTTCTTCACCTGTGCCGCCATGTCAGCGACGAAAGACTTGAGAACGATGTTCGCGTAATCTGTTGCGAACTGGCATGTCGTGCTATCGAGGATGACCTTGATACCGTTCAAGTCCCATGCCTGTGCGAAGGCTTTGGTCTGCTCCAACGTGATGCTAGGAATTAGTGGCATCTGACCCTCCCTTCCATCGCGACAGAAAGTCGCTCACATCCATCTTGTCTTCCTTCGGCTCCTCTGGGGGCTGAGGCTCAGCCGCCGCTGCGGACTGCTCTTTGTATCGAGCGACTCCGGGGGGCGGCATCGTGATCGGGATCATCTTGGTGACGACCGCGAGTGCGTATGTACAATATATACGGATCGACCACGGGCAATCTTTGTCCCTTGCGAACTGCTTCCAAAACGCAAGGATAGTTTCTTCGTCTCGACGCTTTCGCGGCATCTCTCCTCCAAAATGTTTTTAGAACAGGGTGATGTTCGAAAGCAACGCACCCTTCTTGAATAGACCCCGCTCGGTCAGTTTCTTGTGCCAGTCGTCAAATGCCTCACCATGCTCGTCTTTGTAGTTCGTCGCGATGTGAACCATCTCGTGTGCCAGCGACGATAGCTTGATCGACGCGGTCGGGTTCTTCGCTTTGTTGAGCAGGATTAAATACTTGTGCTTGTTGTCGGGGTTGTCGATAGGAGAGCAGGAGGCGACATCTGATTCCTCGCCCGCTCGTGCCCAGCGTACGATAACATTGTCAGGCAGTTCGTTGTTGAAGAACCGCTTGTTGATGTTCCGATACCACTTCTTGAGGCTAGCATCCGAGTGCTGGTCAGCCATACTGTCTCCAAGAAACACGCGGGGGAGTGGAGAACTTATCGTCACACTCCCCACAAAGCAGGGCGTCCCCTGCGATGTTACTCGGTTTGAGGTGCCAGCGACAGACCGTTCGACTCGATCTGAGCGGAGTTGACTGTCGGATCGACGCCGACGCCAGAAGTGCATGCCAGCCAGTTTGCGACACCTGCGGTGCCGTCTGTGGTCAGGTCAGTCGCGTTCTGAACAGTGCCATCGATCAGCTTGATCCCGGCCTTGCCCGGAGGCACGGTGCCGAGAATGTTTCCAGAGTCGTACGGCTTGACGTTTGCAGAGTCGATGCCGTATTGGGCGACCTTCCCTGCGGTGCGTGCTGCTAAAGTTGTTGCCATGATATCTCCTAGCCCCACCAATCAATCGTCAGCCCATCGGCTGCGTAATTGATCCCCGGCTTTCTCTTCGGCGTCAGTCCAACACGGTACACGTCGCCCACAGGATATTTCCAATCCCGGTTGCGATCATATTGATGGACGATGCAGAACGGCGTGTCGCTGCCCTGCGGATAGAGGATGCCGTTTCTCAAATCTGGTTTGGGGTCAAGCCAGAAATGGTTCGGGAGGTTCCCGAAGCAATATCCGACAACTGCGAAGCCTTCGCTCAGTCGGGGTACGACGGTGATGCCTTTGAAATCGTCTTCACGTGCGATGACGTTCAACGCCGCTTGCTCAACGATTTGGTGGGTGTCCCACTTGCAAATCTCGATGGTGCGGCGGAATATTTCTGCCATCTCTGCGGGCGTTCCTGCGAACGTGCCGCCGTTCAGGGCTTCCTCTTCGCGGATGCGTGCGTACGTCTCGGGAGTGAAAATGTTCTTCACCCAGTTGTCGTTGCACTGCTCGTTCTTGATGAGGTAGCTCTCTGTGGCGATGACGATCTTCTTGTCACCAACCAGATTCTTCTCCAACCAGATCGACGGGTCGGTCTGGAAGATGAGATCGCGGATGTCCATCCACATGATGTAGCGGAACTCGTGCCCTCGTTCTTTGATGAACTGATACGCGAGGGTGTCGCGATACTCGTAAAAGTTTTTGTGCATCTCGTGCCACGAACCTGTCGGGGCCTTCTGCTCCACGTCGATTAACTCGAACCCGTACTCGATCAACTGCTGTCGCACGTTCTGTGCAAGGCTCCAAACTAACAGAATCTTGCGTCCGCGAAAGCCGCTGCGTTTGATGCTCACCATGTAGGCTTCTATCCAACTGAAGTCCACGTTGGCGAATACACCGAGTAATAGGTCGTTAGTCGCGTCCATCTCTCCCCCGAAATTCCTTGGCGTAAACCGCGAGTGCCTCTTTCCAATGCCGAGGCGTGAAGCCCTCGATCCGGCTGTTCAGAAGAACTTCGCTCTTAGGTCGTGGGGCGTGATACTCTCGCTCGAAGAACGAGGAGTTCACTCTTTGAACCGCTACCGACACTCCCAAGAGGCGAACAAACTCTTGTGCGATCTCGAATCGGCTGGCTGAGCCATTGCAGCAGACGTGAAAGATTCCACGTCGTCCCGATGAGAGGATGCAATCGAGTGCGACCGCGAGATCGGGGAGATACGACAGAGAACCGAACTTGTCCTCGACTGCGGAGATGATTTTGTGACCAGCGGCGATTTGCCTGTAAATCTTTCCGATGAACTTCGTGTCGTCCACAGGCCCGCCGCCGAAGCACCACTCGGTGCGGAGGACGATGTGATCCCGAAGTGAGCGGGCGATGTTTTCACCCATCAGCTTCGTTTTACCGTACGTTGAAATCGGGCGGGGCAGTGAAACCGCGTCGTACGCAGGGTCTTGTCCGTCGAACACGCACGCGGAACTGAGATAGACGTACGTCGCACCTGCATGCTCAGCACAGAGGGCCGCGTTTGCGGAGCCGAGTGCGTGAAGCTGTAGGGCGACTGCGGGGAACGTCTCGCACTTCTCCATATCGCAGAGAGCCACGAGATTGATTACCGCGTCGGGTTTGAATTGTGTGATGGATTCGTTCAGGGCGTGAAAATCTTGAATGTTCACCGCACGGTGCGTCGGGGCGAGGACGGTGTGTTCGATGCTGAAGTGCTTGATGAGGGCGGAACCAATCATGCCTGATCCGCCAAGAATGTAAATCCTCATTAGCATCCCCCTTCTCGCATGCCCCCTTTCGGGTCGGTGTGAGCCTGAATCAAAACTTCGCCTAGCTGGATGATGTTCTCACGAGTCCAGCCTTTCGCTTTGATGATGCCGCGATAGTAAATCTGGTCATGCACCATCGAACCCGGAACCCATGTCGGAGTCGCGTCTTCTGCTCGAAGCCACGCCTCTTGGGTGTCATAACTGAAATCGCAGATCGTGCTGTCCAATCGCATCCCGCAGTGAACTACTCTCACCTTCGGGTCTGCAAACGGTGCGGCCATCTTCGAGAGATAACCGGGGAGCATGTCGTTGTCGTCATCGAAGCAGCAGACGAGATCGCCTGTCACATACGGATAACCACAATTCTTCGCGTAGCAAGGATTCGCTACGTCGCTGTGCTCGAACACTCTGATACGCGGATCATCGGGTAGGCTTACAACCCCATCCTTCTCGTTGTTGACAACGATCAGTTCCCAGTTTTTATGATCCTGCTCTAACAGAGTTTTCACAGTCCGCCCGATGATGTGCTGGCGGCGAAACGTTCCCATAATGATACTGACCTTCGGCTGGTAATTCGGATCAACGACATATTGACTGTCGTCGATCAACATGAGCCAGCGGTATCGGCAGTAAGGAAAAAGTTGTGGCGGGGTCAGGTCTTCCTCAAATTCGAGGAACTCCATCGGATGCCCCTTGACCAGTCGGGTCAACTCCGCTTTGATCGCGGAGACGCGTTCACGATTCGTGACGTTGAGGAAGCAGTAGGAGACGCCGTTCGTGCCGTCGATATTGGCTGTCCACCACTCGGGAAGAGGGTAGGGCCACTTGTGCTCCTCAGGTTTGACTGGCTGTTGAGCGAACCAATCGAGCGTGAGTCCGTCCGCTGCGTAGCGACAACCGGGGGCACGATAAGGTCGGACAACAAGCGGGGGACGCTTCTGTCCCTGCGGGCCGAACGATGTGAGATTAGGCTTGACTTGCGACATGAAGCCTCCGCATTACATCAGGAGTGCAAGAATGGAACGACGAGATTCCTGTCGGGTCGATGTCAATCGGCACCTTGTACCCAGTGCCCCATTGGTTCCGCATCGAAGGGATGTGGTGCATCACGACTCGATTGTCGCGTGCGACCTTCCCTATCCAAACGTCATCTGCGTACGTCGTCACGCTCGATGAGATAACCAAGTCCATCATGCGGCGTGAAAGGAACATGCAGCCGCCCGGATGAAAATCATTCGTGGCACATGCACCTGAATAGTCGAAGTCGGCCCAATCAGTGGCGAGAAGCCTGTCGAGATAGACGAACGTGTCGTCATCGCAACGCAGGATGTGAGTGTAGCCGTGTTCAATCGCCCAGCGACAGATCGCCTTCATCTTCGCGGGGTTCTCCGTGTACTGATCGCCGCAGTCGAGGAACACCTCGTCGGCCAGCGGTTCGCGGAGCAGAGTCTTGTCGGGCACGCGTTGGTTGCGTTTCGCGTCACGCAGTTTTGTGCCGTAGAAAAATTTGTAGTCAACACCTTCGGGAAGTTTTGTGAGCCACGTCGCACGGATCGTGTTGACGCGTGCTTGCTGATCGGTGCATCGCAGGTTCTGCTGAGTGCACCAGTCCACAGTGAGATCATCGATGTAGTAATCGAGACGATGACACGTCATGATGGCGATGAGTAGCTTCATTTTCCCCTCCAGAAAAAAGTAAAGCCCACTCAACGCTTGGCAGCGGAGCGGGC